AATTGACGTTCTGTTGTCGTATAAGTCACCACAGTGAATAAGAATATCACCTGGTTTAGCATTTTCTTTGATGTAAGGAATAAAAGAGTTATAGAAGTAATCTTCCATCATATCTAACCATTTGTCTAAGTTATTAAGATATACTCCGAAGTGCCAGTCTGTTGTAATAAAAACTTTCATTAAAAAATTGTTTTCTTTTTATATGAAATTATTGTGTTATTGTTTCTTTTCTTCTGGCTTCTCTCGCACATTTTTCACAGCCACTGCCTGCATATAGATGTCCGTTAGGTGTTTGTTCGAACTCTCCGTGCATCGGACATATTATTTTAACTTTAGTTCTACAATTTTCATAGACTGTTAAGTCATAGTTATATTTATAGTTATGTTTAATATTTGATTTTTCAACAAAATCTTTAATCTTTTTACTTCTTCTATTGAGAGACTTTAGTTCTTTTATTATGGATCTTTCTTTAGATTTACAATTTTTATTACAAAACTTTCTATCGGGTCTACCCCAAACAATTTCTTTATTACAGTATCTATAATTACAATTCATATATGTATTTATTAAATAGTGGAAATGGCATTTTTTACAACATAATGTTTTAAAATAGAGCTAAAGGGAATAAGAAGAAAAATATATAATTTATAAAAAATAATTAAAAAAAATATGCCGTTACCACATTTTACACAGCTATTAAATACCGGTTCACCGGGTGGACCAGGTACATTACCTGACGAAGTAGTATATACAAACTTGTTTGAGATTACATTCGTATTACCTGTTATTTTACAGGCACAAGGTAGAGACCCTATCTTACTTTTACAAAATGCGTTGAACATTGATATGAACTTAACAGAATTCGACGTTGCAGTTAAAGAACAAAGATTCAAGTATTCAACTAGAGCTTTCTTAACAACTCCTACTAAAACTTCTGGTACGTTTAACATTAAATTTAATGTTAACGTAAACCAGCAAGGTTCTATGGAGACTTGGAATGCTTTGAAAGCTTGGTATGATTTAGTATTTAACTCACAAAATGGTTCACTTCACTATAAGAGTGATATCATTGGTACTGTTATTGTTAACCAACACGATAAAAAAGGTGTTGTTTTAAGACGTGTAACTTTCCAAAACTGTCAAATCAGTAAAGTAGCTGGTTATGCTTTAGATTGGTCTTCAAATAACATTATTGAAAATCTTCAAGTAGATTTTATCTATGATTACTTCATCGATGAATACATTGATAACAACTTTACTATTAATCCTCCGATTGTATCAGGATATTAATAATAATATTAAAATTAAAAACCCATCATTTTATGATGGGTTTTTTTATGATTAAAAACTTTGTATAAACAAAAAACCCACTTTACAGTGGGTTTAATTATTTAGAATTTAGGCATGTTATTTGTCATGCTTGAAGCATTTTTCATCATTGAGTTTGCGTCAAAGTTAGGCATTCCCTGTTGTTGTTCTTGTTCTTGTTTTTTTCGATTAGTATCTTCTTCTTCAACAATCTCATTAACCAATTTTATATTCTCTTCGAACATCCAGAAGGGCCATTCATCCATAGCCGCTTCTTGCGTATGGAAGTGCTTTTGTAGCATTAATTTATTCTTTAATATATGCTTCAAAGGCATCATGAATAACGAAAATACCTGACGCTCCGTTGGGAAATTGCATATCAGTGTGGACCTCCTCACCACACGAACATGTTTTCTTCAATTCCTTGATACCAAAAGTCATTTTACCGACTGCTGCATTTAAGAACTGGAATGAAATATCATCAATTTCTTCAAATTCTTTTAACTTTGCTTTAATTCCTTCGTAAGTTATTGAGGTTCTACCATATAACATAAAAGGAATAATTTTTAAGAAAGCTAAATTTGGAGTTTTCTTTTCATTATTTTCTTTTACAATGTAATCTGTAAAAGCCTTTTGAAGACCAATATTTGGTGGAGTCAATTCAAACTCTTTTCCATTTACTGTACTAAAGTGATAAGATCTTGAAGAGTTACTAAAATATCTATCAAGTTTATCATCTATTTTATGGAATTCAAAGTTATCTCTTTTTAATTCTAATTGTAAATCAGTACCACATCCACATCTTTTAGTTACTGTTAGAGAATTACCTTGTTGAAACGTTAATTCTCTAATTAAAAAAATTAAGAATAATCTATCTTGGTCTTTTATCTCAAGATAAGAACCCATTTTGCCATCTGAATATTTGATTCTAACACAAGATTGTAAAATGTCATTCATTTTTTCAACGATATCATAGAAGTTATTATCATCAACCATTGAATAGGCTTGTATTTCTTTTACTTGTGCTGGTCTTACCATAAAGACAGTACCTGATGGATAAAAATCACCGCATGGTAATTCTTTAATATCGAAGTTGAAATACTGCAAGTCAGTAGTTCTTGTGCTATCGATTTTTGGTTGTTCTATAAATGGAATATCAGAGTTCACAGGTGATTTTGATTCAATGTTACCTAAGTGTTTTTTTAGATACTCTTCTTCACTCATATTATTTTGTTCAGACATATTAATGTGTTATTTTTTATTATATATTCATAGATTTGTTATCCCTTGAATTTACCTTATGATTATAACAAAAAAAAAGAGGAAAGTTTTCACTTTCCTCTTTTTAATATAAAATTTATTAATTATTATCCATTAATGAATCCACCAGCACTAATTGCTCCAGTTCTCAAGATTGTGATATTATTTACAATAATACCCATACCCTTGATTGGCTCAACATATGTATCAAGAACACCGATTTGGTTATCAATGATTTCATTAGTGTTGTTTTCTTCATCCATTTTATTAAAGTAGTTGTATAAACCATTCTTACTTACATAAGTTTCACAGATAACGTCTGCTCTAAGTTTAATTTCTGCTCTAATATCAGGAGTATTAAATTTCCATTGGAAGTCTAATAACATTCTTGATAATTCTCTTTCAAGTTCGATAAGAACCTCTCTAACGTGTAAGTAAGAAAGAGCTGATTTGTAAAGTGTTTGAGCTGTATTCTCAGTCTCAATGATGTTTCCTCTATTTCTCTTGAACACGATTGGGTTCATTTGAGCTTGGTTAATCCACTCGATATCAGTTTGAGTAAAGTCCATTTCAGTTGAAACTATATTAGTAATTCTACCATTAGTAACACCTGCTGCAATTGTCCAAGGAGTCACACCACTTAGGTTAGAGATATGTTTTCTCATATAAGTTGTTGCTGCCCATGCTGCTGGTGGAACTTCAATTGGTCTTCCGTTGTCGTTTACTGTTAAGTAAGGTAAGAAATAACCTACTGATGTAGAACCTGCTCCATCTCCGAATGAGTAAAGGAAAGCAGGAGAACTTTCAGGGTCACCACCTTTTGAAACGTACTCAAGTTGTAAAACACCTTCAGCATTTACGAAAGTAGGAGATGATGAATTCTTGAATGACTTCATAGAAGGCATATTTAAGATTCCAAGAGCATCTAATCTATCACCACAGATATCTACTAATTGTTGTTTAGATCTTTCAGTTAAACCAAGACCAAATGAGTCAATTAAATATCTAAAGTCAATTGCTTCTTTGTTAGTAATTGCTTTGAACAATGGTGTTCCTTTAGCTACTAAATTCAAGATTGAATTTTGTCTAGTTTCAGTACCATCAGGTAAAGAAGCTTGTCTAATTCTAAATCCTTTAAGAGAGATAGCTTTATAAGTAGTTGCGTAATTATCAATAGTTGTGTATCTAGTTGTTTGATAAGCACCACCAGTGTAAACTTTATCAATTCTAGAGTCACAAGTAATTTCTACTAATGATGTGTCACCAGCATATTGTTTTTTACTTAGAATTCTTGTAAGTTTTCTAGCAACTTGACCAACTTCTAATACAACTGTTGGGTCAACATAAGCCGCCAAGTAGTCACCAATTCTAACTTCAGTGTATCTAGCACCTGTAATAAGAATCTTATTAGGTACTTGAACATAACCAGCTGGAAGTTCAATTTCAACAGTTTGTTTGAAGTTTGATTTAGCTGATTGTACAAAGAATGTATTACTTGTTATAGTACTAAGAGCTGGTGTTACTGTTGAAGTTAATGCTTCGTCTAAGAATGATACTTCTAAAGTGTTATCATTATTAAGATACATTTTTAAGTAGTATTTTGTTAAGTAATCATAAATAGTACTTACACTTGTTACTTCTTCATATACAACTTCTTCAGTTACTTCATATGCCCAATAGTAAGCACCTGCAACACTTGTGTATCCAAGATTGTTTGCTAATGTAGCTGGGTTACCAGAATTAGTAATTGTAAATGATCCAGTATTAAGAGTTGAATCAGGAACAATGAATTGGTCAAATGTACCATATGATGGATTTGTATTTGAAGTAGTTTCAAATATTACATAGTTATATCCAGCGTAGGATGATGTAGCACTTGTAGCTGTTTCACCATCAATGAATATAACATTCATTGTTTCACCAGATGTTATTAATGAACTAGGCACTTTGTTAGCATAGAAGTAATCTCCTGTGTTAATGATACCATCATAAAATTGTGTATAGAATTTAGAGTATTCAGCAACCACACCATTAGTTCCATCTGAAATACTTGAAGTTGTTGATACTGTATCTGTTCCTAGTATAAACTCATTATCAGTTGTATATACTACAAAGTAACCTTTAAGTATATCTGATAATTGAGAATTAGTTAATCCTGTATTTAAGATAAATGATTTGTTAGATGTGTCAGATTGAACAATATTAGATATTGTCATACTTTCTAAACTAATTTTCTCATATCCGTTATTAGGTCCTAAACATATAGTAGCTTTATCTTTATTAACACCTTTTATTAAATTAACTAAAGTGTTAAACATTTTATATCTTCTATATTGAATGTAGTTTGCTGTAGAAGGTGCTGTATTTGTATCAAGGAATTCAACTTTAATAGCACCTGCAGTACTTTGAGTTGCGATAAAGTAATCTTTACCACTAGCTGTTCCAAATTGATAATCTATAAATCCAGATCCATTGACATTAACATTAGTTGAAACTACTGATGATGTTCCAATGAAACCATTTTTAACATCAAAGTTAACATATCCTAATACTATATCACTTGCTGATACTGTAGGTTTAGTTGGTGTTGAACCATAAGCAACTCCTATTGGATTATTAACTAATGATATTAAACCAGTTGAATCTAAAACATAAGTAGATACATATGATAATGTAGCAGATGATATACTATAATCACTAGAATTAATAACTAATGAAGTTGTTCCAGATACTGGTACTTTTGTTCCACCTATTACAGCAAAGCCGTCTGATGTACCAACATAGTTTAATGATATAGAAACTGTAGATGTAGTTAAAGCACCTTTTGTTACTTCATAAGTATATCCTTCAGCAAACCAAGCTGTTCTTTCAAGATTTGTAATTATTCCTGTTTCAGATGGTGTCGCACCAAATGCGTGATCTACTTGACCAGTATAACTGAATGATCCACCACCTAATAAGGCAGTTACGTTACCTGGTAAATCTAAAGGTACTGCTGTAATTTCAATTGACTCAGCAATAGTTTCTTTATAAGATAAAAATTCTATAGAAGTTTCATTTACACCAGCAACTGTTTGTCCAACTAAGTCTAAAAGACCATTGTAGTAATCTGTTTCAACTAAATCTGAATTGAAAGAACAGAATACTCCAGTCTTATCTGTATCTCTATTAAGTGTTGTTTCGATAAAAATATTAGTGCCGTTAGCATCTCTAAAATATGGAATCAATGACAATCCTTCGTAATAAGCTAATAAAGTAACATTTCTATCATTAGCAAAATTTCTGATTTGTGTTTTAACAAGTCCAGAAGCGTTGAAGTATGCACTCCATCTATTGTCTATGGCTAAAGTTTGGTAATCTGACCAATCACCACCAACTACTACAACATCAACTAAATAGTCAGATGCCCAATCGTTAGCGTTAACATATGGTGGAAGTTTTTCTTGAGAACCATACCACTCAATTAAAGTTCTGTCGAAACCAGTTCTTGCACTTTTCACTACAAATACTGTAACGTATCTGTCAGAAAGATTAGTGATGCTGAAAGCTCTTTCAGCATAACCAGTATTACTCTTAGTTAAATTGATGAAAGATTCAGTATCTCTTTTCCAGAAACCTGTTGTGTCGAAAAATCTTCTATAAGCACCTAATCTCTCGATATCATTTATATATCCAGATGATGCTGATAATGATTTATACTCAATAGTATCCAATGTATCATCCGTACTTAGTAAGTTGATAGCGTATACCGGAGCTGTTTCCAACATTTTTTGTATAGTTCTGTGGAAAAACGAACCTTTTCTTTCTAATCCTCTGTCAAGTTGACCAAAGATAGACTCTAAGTCATTAACAGTAGTAACTCTAATAGGTGTGTTTACTGGTCCTTTCTTAGAAACACCAATAACCATATTAGTAATACCCTCAACCACTGGAGTAGATATGATTGAATTGTCAAATTCTTCTATGAAGATTCCTGGTCTTTTGTATTTTCCAATTTGAATTGCCATATTTTTTAATATTTTTTTTTATGTTATGTAGTATATATAAAATGTAAAAAATGATATTTTTTCTATTTTGAACTCTCGGATGATATCTTTTTAATATTATCCATCATATTTTTCTCTACATCTAACATTTTTTTATTTAGGCTTGCTTGTGCATCAGAAATTTCTTTAGTTAGTGATGCTATTGAAGCTGTGTTTGTTGCTATTCTATTAGTTATATCACTGATTTTAGAACTAACAGCCTGTTTTGTACTAGAATCAGTAGATAATTTTAACTCTTCGCTAAAATCATCTTTTTTTAATTTATCATTAGTTATATCTTTTTGAGTTTTGTCAATTTTTCTTTTAAGATTTGCTACATGTAAATACTCCACTAAAAATGGATTTCTATCAGCCGCTGGTAAAACATCTGTTTTGCCTACTATAGGCTCTAAAGCCTTTTGTAAATCAGTATCTGTTTGAGACTTTAAGTAAACTGCATCAACTAATGGTTTCTTGGTCTTATACTCGGTTAGTTGCTTTTTGAGAGTTTCTAACTTTTCTTTAGCCATCTTAATATCTGGTTCGTCTGTTATATTAACATCAAATTCAGATTCTAAAAAAAGTTTATATGTTTTTAGATTTTTCATTATTTTTTCTCCAATTTAGTTTTGGATATATTATCAGATCCAGAAACTGTCTTAAATCCACCAACTGTAGAAATTCTATCACCTATTTTCTTATCTAATACAAATCTTGTTTTACCTTGAGCAGTCTCAACAGTCTTTGTATTCTCATATAATGTATAACAGTTCACAATATTAATTACCTCAGGTTTTTCTGATAATTTAGAAGGCGAATTTGCGTTATTTGACTTTCCATCAAATTTAGTTAAGTACATTATTTCATATTCTCCTTTTAACTTAAATACACCATCTTTGCCTATTAAGTTTTCAATTTTCTTTTTAGTTGCTTTTATTTTAAAATCTGAAGAACTTTCATTACCTTCTTCATCTGTTGATTCATTTCCACTTTTAGTTTCTAAAAGAATTGCTCTTGGAAGATCACCTTGTGTTAATTTATTAGGAATTGCTGATTCTGTAATATATCTTTGAAAAAACTTAAAAGATCTAGAGTAAGTTAAATAAGCAACATCACCAACAACCTCTTGTATGAAAAAGTAAATAACACTTTTATTAGTTGATACCGCAAAGAATGTTTTTGCTAAATCTTCATTTTTTTCAAATTTAATAGGATCCTTTGTGAAAAGTAAGTTTTTAGCACCTGGTATAGCATCAGCAGTCTTTGAGATAATTTCTTGCTCTTCAACACCACCAAAGTTTGTTTTATTTGGATCATCTTCTTTATAACCAAAATATTTGTCTAAGAATTTAGCTTGTAATCCTTTTGTATCTTTACCAGTTTTATAAAGTTCGTCACCATCAAGCATATCTGTCATAAATTTACGAAGATTCGCTCCAGCTTTTTCTATTAAATCATTACCAACTTTTAATTTTGTACCTATGTTGAAGATTGGTTGATATTTTTTATCTCTTTGTATGTCTAGTACGGTATCTTCCCATTGGTTAAAGATAGCGTTATTTCTATATGGGCCTCCACTTTTTCCAGCACTACTTGGATCTCCTGATCCAAAACTAGTATATTCCATGAAAGTTTTGTTAGAAACCTTACCACCGCTTCTTCCTGATGGAATTACTTGAGTTGTGTGTATTTTATAAGCTCTATTAAAACATTTAACAATATCTAAAACAGGATCAATTCCATTTATCACAATAGAATCTTTTCTTTCTTTTTCAATTTTGTCAAATTTTTCTTTCATTTTAATAACCTCTGTTTTCTCCATTACAAATTCCTTAATATCTATCTTTTTACTCCAATAGTCTTTAATTTTTTGAGATGTAGTCATTACATCAGGAGCACCAACTTTTGATTCGTCTTCTGATTCTTTGTTCTCTTGAGATTCTTCGGCTTCTTTTATTAAAGAAATGAATTTGTCATATTTAAATAAAGAAGATTCTTTTTTAACTTCTGGTTTTTTCTCAACAGGCTTCATTGTCATTGTAGACTTAATTCCTTCTACAAAGCCTTTTAATCCTTTACCAGTTTCGCCTAAACCACCGTATAATCCTTCTTTATCAAATTGTAAAGCAGTTTTAGCAAATCTCGCTATTTTCTCAGCAACAACAATTTTTTTATTCTTATCTGAGATTATTTCCATACTTTCTTTGTATAGAGGTGTTGTGGAAGCATTTAATGTTTCTTTTTTATCACCAACTAAGTATCTATTAATCTCAATAAAAAGAGACTTTATAACTTCTTTGTTTTTAGAGTCTAATGATTTTGATGTTATATCATTTAAGAATTTAACATCTACGCCAATACCTTTGTCTTTTGGTGATTCTAATACTTCAATAGCTTTCTTTAACTTAGCAAATGCTTGAGTTAAGTGGTCTTCACCGCCTTTAATATTAGCTCTATCCGGACTTGAGCCCTCGCCAAGAGCTTCCATTACAAGAGCTAAACCAGCAGGCATAGTTTGATTATCTTTAGGAAATTTCGCTAAAACTTGTGTATTTTTATTTCTAATATCAGTTGCTACTAATTTTTTAGGATTAGCCTTAACATCTTTTTGAATTTTTTCAATAGTATCACCTGCTACTGTTGTATATGTTACTTTAGTACTACTTGCTGTTGTATCTTTTTTAACATCTGGTGTTTTAACTTCTTTATAGTGTGATAATGTATATGATAACGACTTTAAAGCCTTAATCATAGTAGGATACATAGATTCTGAAGAATTGGATTCTTCTCCTTCACCTTCTGATTCACCTTCTTTTTCTTTATCACCTTCTTCTTTATCAGCATCTGCTTCGGATTTTCCACCCTCGTCATCTTTAAATTGTTCTAAGAATTTTAGAAATTCTTCTAATTGACTTATTAAACTATCTTTATTTTCAAAATCTTCAAAACTTTTAATATCTGAAATAGCCGATTTTGTTAGGTTTTTAATATCACCTACGCTAGCTTCTTCATCTACAGCTTTTTGTAAACTATCAAGAAAAGAAAAAACTGTAAGTCTTTTGAATTCTTTTCTATCTTCTTCTGATAACTCAGCCTCTGCTGAACCACCTAAAAGATCATCAAACGCATATCTTAGTCTTTTAGCAACACCTTTTATTCTAACAATATTTGCACCAATCTTTGCTTTCCTAATAGTAGAGTTTATTAATCTGCCTAGTAAAGAGTCACCCCAAGGTATATCATTAGCAAATGGACCGCTATTTTCAACATCTTCATTTATTTTAACTAAACCTTCGTAAGATTTGTATTCGTCTATTTTTTTTATGCTTCTTTTAAGGAAATCTTCTCTATTATTAAGATACTTCATAAATTAATATAATTTTTTCAACATATATATTAAAAACCTTTTATTGAAAATTAGTTAAAATGAATAATTATGCTTATCTTTGTTTAAGATAAGAGGTAAGATAAACAAAAAAA